AATTGTTACTTGAGGAGTATATCCCATAGAATAAGCTAAAGCTAATAAATTATCTCTTTGTTTAGCATATTGAATAAAATTTTCTTGGATTTGATTATCAGTATAAAAAGATAAAACATCACCAACATATGATGCCATTTCTATTAACATCATTCCAGCAGATTCATTTGAAAAATCATTAAATGTACTAGGATAATATATCTCAGCAAATTCAATTAATTTTTGTTTTAATGAATCAAAATCTTTATTAAGATATTGTATGTTTTTAGATTGTGGCATTTTGTAAATTTAAGTTTAATTGAAGCTCATCTTCAATATTTGTATTAATTATTGTATATTTTAAATATATATTAATTGTTTGATTAAATTCATCAAGTGTTATATTTAAATCTTCTATTACTACTTGAGGAAAAAATTCTTCAATCCCACCTTTAATTAAATCATTAATTATTGCAGTTGTATCTGCAGTTAACTGTTCAAATAATATTTCTCTTAGTCCTGAACCAAAACTAGGGTTCATTACTCTTTCTCTTTTACCAGTTAAAAGAAAATTTATTAAATTAGATTTTATAGTATCAGTTGTTGTATAAGTTGTATTAATACCAGTAGCACCATCAAATGGAACACTAATTCCAACTCCAGTACTCGGTTTTAAATCTAATACATCAACATTTTTTACTATATAAGCCATTATAATTTACCTTTTTCCTTAAATGCATTCATCATTCCTGAGAAATCAGGGACAGCATCAATTGAAACTTGATTTATATCACTTGTTTTTTGTGATGACATTTGTTCAACTGAATCTACTACCTTAACTTCTTGTTGAGGCATTCCTCCTGCAAATCCTACAGCATCACTAGCATTAAATGTTCCTCCATTTATATTTCTCCATTCTCCCTGAGCAGCAGTTTCATTTAATATTTGTGCTAATGGATCTTTTGAATCAAATAAAGGTTTTGCTGGTTGTTGTGGGGTAGATTTTATTTTTGAGGATATTCCTTTTTTAATATTATCTACAACAGGATTTTTAATTTGTTTCTGTTCTAAAACTGGCTTTTTTACTGTTTTAGTTTCAGTTATAGGAGTTTGCATAATTAATGAAAGTTCTTCCTTAATTACTGCTCTTACTTCTTCTCTAATTATTTTTTTAAAAGCTTCTATTTTCATGATTATAAATATTTATTTATTCTATTTTTAGTTATTCGTTCTATTTCATTCTACCTCTTAGTCTTGCGTTTCTTCTTTTAATTTGTACTTTAAGTATTCTACCTCCTTTACCTTTTACATTAAACCCAATTTTATACTCATCACGTAATTCATCTTCTTTAATACCAGCCTGAATTTCAGATTCTGTATAATCTTTAGTAAGTAAAAATTTAACCCATTTTTCTAATTCTTCTTGTTCTATACCATCAAAATATACTTCAAAAGTTGGGAATTTAGATCTTTGTTTTGGATGAGTATTTAACACTAATTGATCGTAATCTACTTTTGCTTTTTCTTTTAATCCTTCATACCATACTTCTGTTTTCTTTGTAATTTCTTCAACATGTTCTGGGTTTGGATCAATAGAACCAAGAATATTATTTTTTAATTTTTCAGCTAATTCTTCTCCATTTAAATTTAATGCACCCGGATCAGACATTATAGCAGAAAGTTCTGACATACTAGCTCCTTGTAGTAACCTAAATGTATCTTGCATCTTTTTTAATGATGGATTTTCAGCAATAAATTCAGCAAATGGTTCTTGAATTAAAGCAGCTGGATTTATTGTTTTGTTAGGTGAAGATTGATTATCTACTAATTCTGCTGGTTGGCCTCCTACTTCTTCAAAAGGTTCATTACCTGTTCTCATAGCCATAGGGGTTGGATCTGTATCACCTCCTGCTCCTTGTATTGAAGTATTTCTATTATTAGCTTCAGCTTTTATATTACTAACAGCTAATTTATTAGCACCAGCTGTTTCTGCTAATTTTAAAGCATCATCATCAGTTATTGTTTGATTCTCTAATGTACCAACATCCATTACACCTAATTCTATATTTCTTCTAATTTTAAATTTAGTTTCATTTACTATTAAATTTAAATCATCGCTAAAAGTTAAATCAGAAGCAGCAAATAATTTACCATCATTATCAAATGCTACACCTCTTCTTCTTGTTAATCTAGATGGAAGACCTTCAATAATATCTTCTAGTGGTTTTTCTTCTTGTATTCTAATAACATAACCCATAAATTTTTCTTGGAAATTACCAAATTTATCTGTTGCAGCCTCTTGGTTTGCCTTTTCTACATTATCTGCATATAATTCAATAGATTCCTCTATTAATCCTTCAACTAAATTAGCATATTTAGCATCTTTAAATTTATTGAATGTATAAAAATTGAAATTTTTTCTTAACATTCTTCTAAATGCTTGGCCTCTTGTTTCTTCAAAATTTACCCCAGTGGCTAATGAAATTAAATCTCCACCAAACATTATTTGCCCATCAGGACCAAACCCCCATACAGTACCTGGAAGTAATATTATTGTACCATCACTAGTAGTGACTAAAGTTTGTCCAAATACAGATTGGCTAGATTTTGTCTTACCATCATCAAAATATTCTGGGAATGTATAATCTTCAAAGAAATCTTCTACATTATTTCTTACTTGATTATCAGGAAAAGGAATACCTGTTGCTACAGATACTGCTCCTTGAATTACTCCAGTTAAATCTAATCTTTCTCCTTCTTTTGCCTTATCTAAATTATCGCATGTTTCAAAAGTTTGTTGTAATTTACCTAATTCACCAACTAAAATCATTAACCATCCTCTAAGATATGATAAATGTTGGATTGATTTATCAAGATATCCTGCAATTTCTTCTAAATCTCTAATTGCTAAATCTAAAGCTATCATTACTTTTGTAATAACATCTTGAAATTTATTTGTTACTCCCGCTGTTATAAACATGTTTGGAATAGCCATAGCAACTGCTTGAACTACTTTTATTACTGTTCTTAATACTTTAGCTACAATAATTAAAGTTTTAATTATCATGTTTAAAAACTTAAGTATACCTAATATAAAATCAACAATCTTAACAATAAAAGTAACAAATTGTTTTATAACCTTAACTATTTTTGCTAGTGCCTTATATGGAATTACACTTCTTAGAGTTTTATTTATATCCGTTATTTGTTTTCTAAAAATATTTTCTAAACTTAAATCAAAATTTATAATAGGTTGTATTTTAGAATAAAAATCACTTAATTCTCTAGATCGTCTTATTACTTCTGTAGAGTTAATTCCTCCAGCAAGTGCTTGAGCAGCTGTACCTGTTCTGTTGGCGGCATCACCAGCTACAGAAACAACTTGACCATCTACAAATAAAGCAACTTTTGTTAATGCTTTTTTGATATCACCAAGTAAAGGAAAACTATCAGGAACTGAAGATAAATCTTCTATAATTTGACTAATTCCTAATTCTCTTAAGGCATCTGTTACCTCTTGAAGATCTTCTGCTAATTCTCTAATATCGGAAGTCATTTTAGCTTCGTATTCTATAGACCAATTAGTAAATGTTTCTAAAACAGGATTTCCTTCTTCATCTAAAATAGTATTTCCATTTCTAGTTTTTCTAGTAGGTGGATCTAAAGGATCAAATCTTGAAATTTCAATAGAATATATTATAGTTCTATTTTTAGTAAATTTATCAAAAGGATTTCCCTCTTCAGGCCTTGAACCACCCGTAAGATTTGGTACTGATAGATCTAAATCTTGAGTTAAAAATTCTGAAGTGGAAGTGTTTGTAGTAGTGCCTAATCCCGATGTATCTATAGGTATTTTAGTTCCTAATCCTTTCTTTCTTAATTTTCTTCTTGCTTTCTTAGGTAATTTACCTAAATCAACACCTGTATATGATGAATCTTCAGTTGTATTAGTAAGATTTGTATCTACATTAGGAAGATTAGGAAATTCAAAATTTGCTGTTGCTGGGGAAACTAAACCTGTAGTATCTTGTTGTGAAGCTTTATATGATTGTACTGAAGTTGGTGCTTCTAGAAGACTACCTTCTAAATTATTACCAGTTACTGTACCCACCATATTGGTAAATATCTGGTTATTATTTGTTTGTTGAATAAAAACTCGAGTTCCATTTTCAAGAAAATCAGGACCAGTTATTGAAAAAGTCATTAATCCTTCCCTTATAGCAAAAGGAGCAGATTCAGCATTAACTATTTTATTCCCTTCTATTATTCTAAAATTTCTAAAAATATCTTGGACACTTTTTAATTTAAATTGAACCTCTTTAACAGCATTAGAAACTGGGCTGCCTGGTGGAAAGGCAGCGTTAATACCCATAGTAAAGGGATTACATAAATTAAATGTATTAATTCTTTGTACTGCTGCTGTTATAGGTACTATTGCAGGATTTTTAAATGGATTTGATGAGTTTTCTAAATCACCTATTAATTCTTTTTTCTTATTTCCAATTTCTTTATTAGTTTTATCATATTGTGTTTTAGAAATTATTTGAGATTTTGTACCTGTTAATTGATTAGTTATTACATTTCCTTCACTTTCATAAGATGTTTTTAATGTTTTTTTCTTTTCTTCTAATTTTACTAAATCACTTTCAATTTTTGATTTTTTTCCATACAATAATTTATCAGTGTTCTTCTCCATTAGCATAGCAAATTTAGACAAAGTCTTCTTTGCTACAACTACCATTCTTTTTATTGGATTTGCTGAACCTCCTTCTGCCATTATTGGGTAAAATTAGTTGTTGATAATAAATCTTTCATTTCTTTATTAACTTTATCTATAGCTGTTGCTAAACCTACAGATGCTGCTTGAGCACCTAATATAGGAACATCTTCAATTTTAGCATCGGCTAAATTAGGAACAACTTTTTCTTGAAGAAGAAAGAAAAAACTAGATAAAATATTGTATAATATATCTCCTTTTACTAAAGGATGTTCGGCATTTAACCCTAATTTAATTTTAGGTGAATTAATTATAGTCATACCTGTACTATCTATATTTACAGTACCTCCTGAAGATATAGATATTGCTTTTTTAGCAAGTAAAAAGGTCATATCCTCTTTAGAGTTAAGAGTAACTCTATCAGAATCAATTATTATTTGTTTTCCTGTGTAAGGAAATACTGGTTTATATGGAATATCTTGTGCCATTATATTTCTCTTTCTCTATCTTGTCTTTCTTGTTCTTGTTTTTTTATTTGTGCATTTTCATTTTCATCTATAGGGAATGTTTTTTCATCTTGGAATATTCCTTTTTTAGTTTCTTCTGCTAAATCAGAATCTTTTAATTTGTTAACTACATCTCCGGATATATCAGGTTCTTGATTAACAGTATCATATGGAATATCTATAGAATCTAATTCTTTATTTGATTTATTTGGATCTTCTACAGGAACTTCTTGAATTAATTTGGTTGTATTAATTTGTGGAGTAGCATCAACACCAAATGAATCAAAGTTAGTTGAAGCTAATCTTATAGGTATATTTTGCCCATCAGTTAAATAAATTGAAGCAGCATCGTTTTGAACATCTTCATATATAGGAAACCAATTATTAAATGCACTTTGATCAGCTGTTGATTGACCGTTTCTTAAAATTGTAATCGGTGAACCATTAGTGCCTTCTGTACTCCAAGGACTTTCAGTATCTTTACTTTCTGAAGTATGTACTGCAGTTGAACTAAATCTTAAAGAATTACCCCACCTTCCTTCTAATATTACATCTCCTTCTACAGGGTATAAATTTCTAATATAAGCTTCTTCTTTAAATGTTTTACCAGGAATTGGTTCTTCTACTTGGGTTTCGGGATTATTTGATATTCCATCAGCAACAGATTCATTATTAACATTATCAGTATTTTTTGAATATTCTGTAGAAGGTGGTACCATATTTAAATGGTTTTTATTCCATACAGATATACTATTTAAATAATAAAATTGAAATGAATCTGATTCGTTTTTTGTTACAGTTTTATAAGATGGACCTTTTAAAATAAAAACAGTTTCTCCTAATAAAGGGATTTTTTTAAAATTAACATCCATAGGATAAGCTATAGCAGCTTCAACAGTAATTTTATCGTTAGTATTTGATCCTTTACTTAAAGGTTCAAAACGAATAGCCCCAATAGACCCCCACCCATTAGTTATTTGAAATAAAGAAATTGGATTAGATGAAGGTTCTAAATTTACATCAACAACACGAGCTGCAAATACACTATTGTTATCTCTAATAATAGGAGTAACAGTAGGAGTTGCAATCGCAGAATTACCTAGTGTAGGAAAGTTTTTACTCATTAGTAATCTTCTCTAATTTTATTGTATCTTCTTCTGTACTTTTATTCATTTCTTGTAATGATGCAAATAACATTTCTTTATCAGCATCACTTAATAATTCATCACTATCAGCAGCTTTACTATTTAAAGCACGTTGTACAACACTAGCCATCTTAATTAAAAGATCATCATTTTTAATAGCTAGTTCCATGTATTCTTTTATTAAAGGAACAATCATTGTTGCCTCACCTGGTGAGGTAATTAATGGTTTTAATCCTTCAATTAAAGAACGTAGTTGTACTTCTTTATCTTTTTGATTAACGTGAATTTCTTTTAGAAGATCAGAGAATTTCTTATTACCAAATAGTTTTATTTGAGAAAAATCCATAAGCTATATTTTGGATATAAATATAGATCAAATAAAAATTTACAAAGCCATACTTACATAACCATGTTCAACATATTGAGACATTAATTTTTTGTAAGTTTTTTTCATTTTTTTAATAACTTTAGTAATTTGTGGGGTACTTTGATTTGTTATTTCTCTAATATATATGTATATTCCTTTTTTATTAAAAATATCTAAATTCTCTCTTTTTCTAAATAATTCAATAATAGCATCTGCTGTTCTAGCATCTTCCATTTTAGGAAATAAAGTAAATAAATGTAAATCCATATATTGAATTAGATAATCAACGAATTCTGAGGGGCCTTCTTTAGGCATAGAAGAATTTTGATCATTTAATAACATAATATTTAATGACTGATCTTCATCAATTTCTTCAACTTTAGCTCTTTGTTTTAATTTCTTATAATTGTTATTATTATACAATATAAGATATCTTTTAGCTATAGTACCAAAATAAGAATATGCTTTACCTTTTTCTTGATTGTATAAATGAAGTTTTTCTAATAAAAAAGTAGTTACCTCGTGTTGTAGTTCACCTATGGTATCTACTTCGGTGTAGTAAAATTTAAATGTATGAATAATATTTTCTGTTAACTTATGAAAACCATACCATATACGATCATTGTATATTTGGTTTCTTTTCTCCATATCAGTAGTTGCAAGATATTCTATAATTGCATCTTCTGTATCTTGAGTAAAATATTGATTTTTAGTTTTTGGCCTACGAAGTCTTATAGTCCCCTTCTTAGTATATTGGGGACCCTCATCTTTTTTGGGCACAGATAGAATTTTGCCCTTATAATCTTCGTCAAGAGGTAAAGACATTTATTTTTGGACGTTATATTCGTTTATTAAATCTTGAATTTCTTTAATACCCTGAAAGAACCATCCAATTTCGTCATCTGATTGGAAAATTTGTTTTGAATCTATTTCTTTTATTTTCTTATTAGATTCGGTCATGATAGTAGAGATATTTCTAATATAGTTGTCTTGTACTACATTCATATCTTCTAACTTTTCATTTTTACGTAATAAATTCCAAATTACATATCCAAGTAATCCAAAAATAAAAATACCGACATTAATTATAATAATAACGGCTGTTGTAGAAATAGTCATTTTTTAAAGGTTTTTCACTAAATTCATTAAATTATCATCTTTAGAACCTATTTTACCGAGTTGGGTATTAACTCGATCTTGTTTTGTTGTTTTCTCTTTTGTTTTTGGTTGACTTGAAAAAGTATCTAACCATTCACGCTCAAATTCAATTCTAGATGCCATAAGGTCAGCTTGGTGAATAATAAAGGGAAGAGAGGTACGTGGTTTAGTTTCGGGCATAAATCCTTTCAAATATTGCTTATTAGCATCATCATATAAACCATCGTGCGTTTTAATAGCAATCCACTCATTTGTAGTAAGTTGAACTCCCATTTGTTGTATTAAAAATAAAGATCTATCTGGAACTGTCATGTATTCGATTTTTGTATTAAACGTATACATTTCTCCTAAATTCTTTTTTCTCCATTCATCTGTAGAAGGAAAAACAGATACTTCTTCTAAACTACCTATTTTACCTAAATCATGGTTAAGAGCGGAAACAAACAATTCTTCTTCAGTGTAGGTATCTTTAGATCCCATTTCCTGCCACAACGTGTGAAGCTTAAATGCGGCAGTAATTACACGTACAACGTGATCAACATAACCCCCTGGGAAACAATTGTGATACGCTTTTTTATGAGAAGCTGGAAGAAGAGCTATTCTGTCATCTAATTTAGTATAGAACTCAATGAATTTGTCTTTTCGAACACCTCCAACGTATTTTTCTATACCATTTAATAAAACATCATAATTAGCTTTTATTTGCTCCGCTGTTAAAACCATGTTACTCTTGTATTTCGTTATTTAATAAAGTTTGAATATTATCAATTTCTTCCTTAATTGTATCAATATATTGATTAACTTGAAGTTGTTCTCCTCTTTGAGAATGATGTTTAACTAAATTTTGTAAGTTAACTAGTTTTTCAAGTTTTTGTTCTATATTTTGCTTATATCTCATTTTAAATAGGATTTGATTATATCAACTGCCTCATCTATAGTATCGAATGTACGATGGTGGGGTGAGGTAGCCAAGTTATTTTCACCGGAAGGTGAAAGATAAATTGATTGATTAAAAATATTGTCTGAGGGGAATTCGATTATTGGATAAGAATTAGTCTCTAATTTAGATTCTATGTTATTTGCAATTGCTGGATGTTCAATGCAATCAATATACTGGTAAGGAATTTGCAAGTGATTTAATGTGTCTTTAAGCAATTGACAATGTCGGCAGGTTGGCAGCGTATAAATAACAATTTTTCCCATTCCCCTTTTTTATTAATTTCTTATTTTTTTAAAACCCCCGTTGTATAAATATCAAAAAAAATTCTTTTGTGCATTTTAGGGTTTACAAGGTAATAAAGATTTCTCACTTCTCCAAGTTTTTCTGTAGGAGTTTTTGGATCTTTTTAGCTTTTTTTAAACCTTCCTTATATTCATGTTCTTCATATAAAGGTATAACATCTAAATCAATACTTTCTAATAATTCTTTAGCTTGTTTTTTTTCTAAATGTTTATATATAGGATCCCCATTGATATCTTTTTCAAATATCAAATCATAAGGGGCGAGGGCTATTTCTAATAATCCTCTTTGGGTTTTTAATCCTTGATCTAGGACATCTGTCCAACTATCAATGAACTTTTCAAGTTCTTTTTCTGTATTAAATTCCAAATTTGTAAGTTTCGTTAGACTTAATTACCCTATCATTAAGAGAAGAAGTTACAAAATAGGGCATGCATTCATATCCTAAATTTTGAAAATCTCTATATAAAGGTAAATTCGTTGACTCAGCTTCGTTCAAGACTCTTTTTTTTATTAAATTGTTATCGACTATTTTTATATCCATTTATACATATATACTATTTTGGAGATAATGCAATTAAAATGCTATCTTTTGCATGATATCGCCCATCATATGAAACATTTAAATAAACTTTTACAGTATCCCTATTGATGATAGCACTTTTCGGAATTGGTCCCAACATTTGCTTAGTCCAGAGAGGAAAAAATCTAGGGTTGTATTCGTGTCTATACCCATTCTGTGTTGAAGGAGGGATAAAACGTACAGAAGTAGGGTAAACGTAATAAACAGGATAATCGTGAAAAACACCGTCAGAATAATGCCAATGTTTATCGGTAGAGAAAGCAGCGCGTATGTTAGCCTCACCATTATATTTCTGGTTTTCGGCCATATCAGTTGATTCAGCATAAATTTGTGTATAAGTAAAGTTTTCAATTGTATCTAATTTAACAGATTGATTATACTCATTCTGGGTATCATCTACTGTTAAAAATATTTGTCCACGCTCAGCACGTTGAAGTTCAGGATATAAATTATCTTCTAGATCTTCTGTTGTACATGAAACGGCAATTAGGAATGCTAATATTAATAATAATATCCATTCCCCTATTGTTTGAGGTTCACCTTTAGCAGGTTTATATTTCCTTTTTTTCATAACCTTTTATTATATTGTTTATATCTTCTCTTGATTGCCATCCTCTTACGTCAAATTCACTCTCTTCCTTACTCTCATCTATAATAGCTACCTCGAATGATGCGAAATCTTTTTCCGTAGGATTAAGCATTTTTTCCTCCCTACCAGTACAGTAAAGATTCGGTCCCGCTACCACAGATAGGACAATTCCATTTTCTTTATCTAAAAAAATGCTAGACATTATCGAATAGTTTTTATCCGATTTGTGTGGCCAAAATATTAAATTATCAAATGTCATCTTATTTCTTGAATTTTTCTTACTAATTGCTGTTTTGCAAGTGTTATTTCTCCGTTCTCAATACATTCTAATATCTGATTGAGTTCCGTATATAGTACTTCTCTATTTATTTTTAGCTCTGTACTCATTTTCTCTTTTTATTTTTTCTTTCTTCCATTTTTGATCTATCTTATAAATTTCCCATTGATCTACTGCAAACATATAAACTGCAGCACAAGTGGTGATAAATCCAATAACGGTAAAAATTGATATTATACAAGTCATTTTTATTGTTTTCTAAGGGTTATTTCTGGTTCAAAATTATCAACATCACTAGTTATATCTCTTTTAAGATAAGTTGTGAAGTTAGCATCTTGTTCATTAAAATGGTTTAATAATCTAACTGTTGGTAATAGATCTAAACCTTTATCATGTTTAAATTTAATTTTTCTATTTCCCATATCGGTAATTCCGACTATAGCATAACTTCCAAATTTCCAACTTAACATGATAGTATCTTTAAAATGTTCGGGCATGCCTGAATCTTTAAAGTCAAAATATTCTACTTTAGCATTTGGATATATTTTTTTATACTCCTCGAATGCTTCTTTTAATAATTTATCTTTATCTATTTTTTTATTTTTCATGATATTCTTTATATAAATCTACAATATGTCCAAAGTATTTATCAAAAACTTTAACTAAATTATCATAATCACCGGAAGTCATTTCTTTATTGATTTCTTCCCAATTTAATCCTAACATTGTAGCAAAGTTTTTAGCTTTTCCTAATAAAACAAAAGCATTTCCATCTGGACCATTAAGGTCAATTTCTTCTTTTCTATCTTTTAAATAATCTTTTCTATTCTTGATCGCCATATAAATCTATTTTATTTGCTTCTTTATTAATTTCTTTTAAATTCTCCTTAAGACTCTCTAAAGTAATCTTTC